AGGAGCAAGCCCGGTCTTGGTGGTGGCCGCAGGCGCCTTTAGCGGTGAACCACACGCGGATGGGGTGAAGCCCATCGACGAACGTCAAGTCAAAGGGCGTGGCAGGCCGGAGAGACGGCCACCTGATTTGTCAACGGAGCCCGATCATGCGCGGCACTTCATGCGAACACGAATCGCGATTGATGGCGAAGAACATCGCGGCGCTTCATTCGGCCCTTATGAATCAGCCGGACGCCACGCGCACCGCTGTAGACGAGGCGATACGTAAGATGCTGACCGAGATCGAGCGCCAGACGTGGGAGCGCATTGCGTGGCTCGGCGGACACTATTGCCCAGAGTGGGACCAGATGTTCATTGATCGGACAATGTCAGCCTGGGATGCGTGCATCTGCGACGTGAAATCGTCGCTCAAAAACTGACGGAACGAGGCCGATCATGGGAACGAGCGGACGAAAAAGCGGATGGCTCGTGCGCATCTTGTGCCGCTGGCGCCATCCGGGCCGTACATGGCAGGTCGAGCATAACCTGCTTCGGGCCAGCCAATACCGTGTCGTATGCCGGTGCTGCGGCACGGTGCACGTAGTCTCTCACTGATTTGTCACCCGAGGCCCGCAGTGACCGGCGATTTGCGGCATGATCTGGCAGCGTGGCGCGCGCGTCTCGGCATCACTCAGGCCGAGGCCGCGACCTCGTTGGACGTGCCGTTGCGCACCTATCAAGGCTGGGAAGCGGGGCGCGCCGTCGAGCGAGAAACCATCGTCAAGCTCGCGCTGTGGGCGATCGAAGAAAAATCGCGGAAGGCTAAAAATAGGCGTTGACACACTACGCATAGGTGCGTATATTGTCTTCATCAGACAGGGAGACACCAATGACCACCGACACCGCAAAGACCGAACTCACCAACGCCTTCGGCTCTGACTTTATCGCCAACGCTCAGGCATACTACAACAGGGTATACCGCTGGTGCGAAAGCGCCGAAGCAGGTGACAAGTGGCCGAACTGGTACTGGACTGGATTGTTGGCCATGAAGAAAGAAACCCACCCAGAGATGTTCTGAACAGAGGGGCTTCGGCCCCTCCCCTTCAACTTTGTCAACCGAGGCCGATCATGAACACTTACACAATAAAGTATGAAGCTGGCGCGGTGGCAAAGACGGTGCGGGCCGTTGGCACAGATATCCACGATGCAATTCGATCGCTCGGGTTCCGAGATACGGATACATTCATGGCAATGCGCGTTATAACATGGTCGAAAAACGACGGCGCACCGCTTGCGCCAGACCGCAGCCGCTAACCTGTAGAACGAGGCCGCTGTGGATATCGTCGAAATTCTGCGATCCCGGGCATGGGAGCACCGGCAGCATCGAGAGCTGCGGGAGAAAGCCGCGCAAGAGATTGAGCACCTGCGCAAAGAGCTTTACGCAGCATGGGACGAGATCGCAGTGCTGCGCATCGAGCGGCGGCCGACGCAAGCGCCGCTTGGGTCTGACGAGACCGCATTTTGATTTGTGGAGGAAGCCAGATATGCGATACGCGATTGAGCTTCCAGATGGCAGCCTGTACCCGCGATGGTGGCGAACGGCAGAGGCCGCAAGTCGTTATCTGGCGAGCGCTGAACACATAAAGTGTGGCGCTGTAATCGCCGTCAGCAAGAATCGACTTGATCTTGTTGACCCGCGATGAACAGTTTCCGGGGCCGGTCGAGCGGCGCGGACGCCATGTTGCTCCAAAGCCTCACAGCTACACCACCTATAGTATCGGCTATTGACGATTGCGCCCAAATCGTGGCAAAGCGATTCGCAGGACGAGCTTTAATCCGGCTAGAGCGTAAACGATCTCACGCGTGGGTCACTAGCGACAGGATAGCCCCAAGCCCCGAGGAATGACCTCGGGAGCAATTTCAAAGGCATGCCTGAAATCCGATGCTACTCGACCCCGAATGGGACTCTCCCATCGGCGACGCCGACGCACACCTGACCTATCACCAGTGGACCATTGACGCCGCTCGTCGCCTCAAAGAGGCGCAGGCGCGCATGGATCGCATCGACTGGCATCGTCGCTGGCAGGGCCGCTACCAGGCCGCCCTTTCCGTTTCCCCCGTTCATGGACCTCACAGGAGGTAAGACCATGCGCAACCCCATCGACACGTTCGCGACCGCGATGCTCGGCGAGTTGACCCCGACCGGCCGTAATTGGGCAAGGGCGGGTACTGTCGTGCTTGCCGTGGGTGCCGCCATGTCGTTCATGTACGGCTGGGCGGTGTCACCGCTGCATGCGCTCGCTCTCGCTGGCGTGACCTTTATCGCCGCTTTCGCGCCAGAGGCCGCCTACAAGGCGTTCGACAAGCGCCAGTGGTTCCTCGGTATCGTCGGATCGGTTGCCGCCGTGCTGTTCATTACGATCCAATACGGCATTGACCAGAGCTACACCGCCGGCCGCCGTGGCCAGGAGCGCGACGGCGCCCGCGTCCAAAACACCAAGTTTGCCGACACCCGCGACGCCGTGAGCGAGGACAAGACCAATCTCGCCATGTGGGAAAAGCGCTTGGCTGATCTCGAAGCCGCGAACGCTTGGTCACCAGCCGTCACGGCCGAAGCGTTGCGCGCCCAACTCGCCAGCGCCAACCTCGCCATTGAGCAAGAGGCCGCCCGTGGTGGCTGCAAAGCCAAGTGCCTGGAACGCACCAAGGATCGCGACGCGCTTGCCGGCAAGATCGCCATTGCCGAGGAGCGGTCAAAGTATCTCGCTCAGATCGAGGCCACGAAAAAGGTGCTGGCGACCGCCCGCGCTACGGCTTCCGTCACCGAATACAAATCTTCGGCCGTCGAGCACGCCAACAACCAGATTGCGGATGCCGTCGCATTCGTGTTCGCCGGCAGCCTCAAGCCAAGCGAAACGATCGCCAAGGGCGCGGACATCGGCATCAACGCCGCAATCGCACTCGCGCTCGCATCTGGCCACGCGATCTGCTTCCTGATGGCCGTTGGCCTCTACCGCCTTCCCGACCCCGTAGACACCCGGCCCCAGCCCATGCCGTCACCAATGCCGGCTCCGTTCGGTGGCCACGTGATCCACACCCGTGAGATCATCAACAACGACATCATCGCTCGGTGGGCTCACACCCCAGAGGCAAAGAGGATCACGGCAGCCGCATGAAGCCAACCGCAGAAACGGCACGAAACTCCGAAGGTCTTTGGATTGACGTTATCGCCGAGCCAGACGGCGACGTGAGCGCGTTCCTCAATCGAAATCTCAATGCGATGCAGACTGAAGCAAAGCAGCGCGGGCGTGTTGTGGACACGGTGCCCGTGCGTCACCTTGATGGACAGGGCCGGGAAATCTGGTCATTCGCGTTGAAGGCAGCCGCATGAAGACCGTACCCCGTTCCCGCTTCGAAGTGATCCGCCTCGCCCATCCCAACGCTCGCATCACCCAAAGGGATGGCGCCGAGGTGGTGATCATCCCGACCTATGACGTGGACACGGACACCGAGGGAGAGACCGTGCTGCGCGTCGTCGATGACCATCAGCCGCCAAAGCCTCGCATCGGCGAACTGATGTACGACCAGCACGGAAACCCGTTCAAGATCGTCAACCCGGCCTCGCTCATTCCCGTGCGCAAGGGGCCAGTAGCGGAATCCGAGTGATGGCATTCGGCGAGATCGAGGCCGAGAAGCGCCCGCCCTGGCGCCCGACCAAATATGACCCGGCATTTTGCGAACGCGCTGTAGAGCTTGGCTCTGAGGGGCGATCAAAAGTCGAGATCGCTTACGAACTTGGCGTAGACCGCAAGACCCTCGACAATTGGGCTGCGGCGCATGAAGACTTTTTCCACGCGATTACGCGAGCGAAAGAGGCAGAACAAGTCTGGTGGGAGCGCAAGGGGCGCGACAACCTCACCACGCAAGGGTTTCAGTCGTCCATGTGGTCGCGCTCGATGGGCGCCCGCTTCCCCGACGATTGGAGAGAGAAGTCAGAAGTCGACATGAACGCCAAGGTGCAAGTCACCGAAGTGAAGCGGACGATCGTTGATCCTCGAAATTCAGACGCCTAGGGCGTATGCGCCTTTCCTGGCTCCCAAGCGATACAAGGCAGCATTCGGCGGGCGCGGCTCGGGCAAGAGCCACTTCTTCGCCGAGGAGATCGTTGACGCGGCAGTCCGTCGAAAGGGGCTCCGCGTCGTCTGCGTTCGCGAGGTGCAGAAGTCGCTGAAGGAATCGGCCAAGCGGCTGATCGAGGACAAGATCACGCAACACGGCGTCTGGCCCTTGTTTGGCGGGAAGCCCCGCAACGATCACATTGTCACTCCGGGCGGCGGCGTCATCCTGTTTCAGGGCATGCAGGATCACACGGCCGAGTCGATCAAGTCGCTTGAAGGATTCGATATCGCGTGGGTGGAAGAAGCGCAGACGCTCTCCGACCTCTCGCTCGAATTCCTTCGCCCCACGATTCGCAAGCCGGGCTCGGAACTGTGGTTCTCGTGGAACCCGCGCAACGCTATGGACGCGGTAGACCAGTTCTTTCGTGGGCTTCAGCCGCCCGAGAACGCGATCATTCAGAAGGTCAACTTTGACGGCAACCCGTTCTTCCCGGCCGAACTCGAAACCGAGCGATTGCACGACAAGCAGGCCAAGCGCGACCGCTACGCGCACATCTGGCTCGGCGAGTATGAGCCCATGGCCATCGGCGCGATATGGGACCGGCAGACGATTCACGCCAATCGGCGCCGAGACATGCCCAAGATGACGCGCATTGTCGTCGCGATCGACCCGGCAGTGTCGGCAGAGATCGGATCGGATGAACACGGGATTGTCGCGTGCGGCCTTGGCGAAGATCAGCGCGGCTACGTGCTCGATGACGCATCGCTGAAAGGCACGCCCCGGCAATGGGCAGAGCGCGCGGTTGCGACTTATGACCGATGGGAGGCTGATGCAATCGTGGTGGAGCGCAACCAGGGCGGCGACATGGTGCGCCACACGTTGCAGAGCGTGCGCCCCGAGGTTCCGGTGATCGAAGTTGTCGCGACGCGCGGTAAGCACGTTCGGGCTGAGCCGATTGCAGCGCTCTACGCGACCGGGCGCGTCTCGCACGTCGGCACGTTCGACAAGCTCGAAGACCAAATGTGCCAGATGACGGCGGGCGGCTACGAGGGCTCGGGCTCGCCGGATCGCTGCGACGCGCTCGTGTGGGCAATCACTGAACTGATGCCGAACATCGTGCGCAAGGACATCGCCAAGGACTGGACCATCGGCACCGGGGCAAACCCGACTGCCGGCGGCGAAGCGTGGATGATCGGCTGATGGAATCCTACGCCCAGCCGGGCGAGCAGCCGAAGAAAATGTCTGACGCCGAGCAGGGCCGGTTCCTCACCGACTGCCGGAAAAAGCTTGACGCGGCTTATGTGTTCGAGCGGGAGAACCGCCGCGAAGCTGCCATCGATTTGGCGTTCCTCGCCGGCTACCAGTGGCCAGAGTCGATCCGCAAAGAGCGCCAGGCGCAAGGCCGGCCGATTCTCACCATCAACCGGCTGCCTCAGTTCGTGCGTCAAGTCACGAACGACATTCGGCAAGCGGACCTCGCCATCAAAGTATCGCCGGTCGACGACCAGTCCGACCCGAAGCTCGCGAAAATCTACAACGGCCTGCTTCGGCAGATTCATTACCAGTCGAGCGCGAAACACGTGTACGGCGCCGCGGCAGAGCATCAGGTCTCTTGCGGCATCGGCTGGTTCCGCATCTGCACCGAGTTCGCGGATGACGAGACGTTCGATCAAGAATTGCGGCTTAAGTCGATCCGCAATCCGATGTCCGTCTACTGCGATCCTGGCGCGATCGAGCCTGACCGCTCGGATGCAAACTGGATGATTGTCACCGAGATCATCCCGACCGAGGATTTCAAGGCGAAATATCCGGGCATATCGCTCGATGGGATCGACCCGCCGACTGACGGCACGGGCGACCGCCTGACGTGGCTCACGCGCGACGGCGTGCGGATTGCGGAATACTGGCTGCGCAAGCCGGTCAAGAAAACGATCGGCATGACGCAAGGGGGGCAGACGCTCGATCTGTCCAAGATCGGGCAGGCGATGTGGCCCATGCTCGGCATCACGCGCACCCGCGTCGTCGACACGTTTGAGGTGGAGCAGTACGTCATCAGCGGTTCGGCCGTGCTCTCCGGCCCGCACAAGTGGGTGAGCAAGTGGATTCCGCTGATTCCGGTGATCGGCAGCGAGACGCCGCTCGAGACCTCAGTTGTGCGGGCCGGCCTGATCCGCTACGCACGCGATCCGCAGCAACTCTACAACTACAACCGCACAGCGGCGGCCGAGACGCTGGCGTTGCAGCCCAAGGCGCCTTGGCTGGTCGACGCAAAGTCGATCGCGCCGTTCAAGAACATCTGGGATAGCCTCAACCGCACGAACTACCCATACGTCCCCTACGACGCAAAGGAAGGCGTGCCGCCGCCGACGCGCGTTGCCCCTCCTGCCATGGCGCCCGCTTTTGTCAAGGAAGCCGAGCTTGCCGACGGCGACATGAAGGCGACGACGGGCATCTATGACTCGTCACTCGGCGCGCGCTCGAATGAGACCTCTGGAATTGCGATCAGAAACCGCGAGCACCAGGGCGACACCGCGAACTATCACTTCTCCGACAACCTTGAGCGCTCGATGTGGCACGCGGGGCGCATCCTGATTGAGATGATCCCGCAGATTTACGACACCGAGCGCGTCGTGCGCATCTTGGGCGAGGATGACAGCGAGGAGCATCACCGGATCAATCAGACGGTCATGGGGCCGGACGGCTTGCCGCGCGTGATCAATGACCTTTCCACCGGCCGGTTCGACGTTCGCGCCACGATCGGCGCCTCCTACGCGACGAAGCGCATGGAGGCGGCTGACATGATGATCAACTACCTCAAGAGCGACCCGCAAGCGCTGCCGATGGTGCGCGATTTGCTCGTCAAGAACATGGACTGGCC